GTGCTGTTCGACGAGCAACTGGAAGATGACGGCTTTTATTCGGAAGCGAATCGCGGTCTTACCCAACTGGCGTCGGACGGCGTCTACTCGCCGCGAGGCAACTGGTCGGCTACCAGCCAGACGGTCAATATCCAACTCGACGAACTGCGCAGGGACGCGGAAGCGGGCGTATCTTACGTTCGCGCTTTCAAGGCTAACATCGACGACAACCCCTTTATTACGGAAGCGGGAAAGCGGGAGTTCTACGAATCGTTAAGCGATGACGAGCGAGAGGTGCGGTATTACGGAAAAAATGCCATCCTCACAAAGATGATTTACGGCATATACGAGCCGATGGGCATACACGGCTGCGAACCGTTTGCCATACCGCCCAATTGGTGTCGTTTTCTGGCCGTCGATCCCGGGACCGACCACTGCGCCACGACGTTCTATGCCATCGACCCGCAAAACGAACACGTCTATCTCTACGATGCCATCGACTTGCGTGGAGCCTACTCTGACGATTGGGCGCATGAAGTGAAGAAGCGGCAGGGCGACAATCGCTTTGAGTCGTGGGTGATGGATCAGCAGATGGGAAAACAGCGCACCGCCAACGGCAACGATACACCCGCCGTCAGATTTTTTCAGGCTGCGAAGAACAAGGAAATCAAGCCCCGCGTTATCGGCCCGATGGACGGATTCTTTCCGGGAAGCAACGACGTGCAGGCCAGGACTGATGCGCTCCTGGAAATGCTGAACATCCGCGGTACGGGGCCGTTTCAGGGAACGCCGCGGCTGCAAATCTTTCGCGGCGTATCGCCCGAACTGGACAAGCAATTCAAGCGGGCTTGCAACGATCCCAAGAACCCCAACAAGCGATTCAAGCACAAAAATCATCCCAGCGATTTGTTGGAAACCGTCGAATACATGGCGGCCTTCAATCCGCAATATCACGAACCTGAGCGCGTGAGAAACAAGGAAGTGTTTACGGTGTTCGACGCCCTTAAAAGAAAAGAACAGAAGCAAAGACAGCGTGCCCGACGTAGGGAACGCGACCGCGTAACCGCGTACTAAAGAGGACAAGATGAGTTCTGAACCTATTTCCGCACAAAACCGTCAACCAGCCTTCAAGATGCCGAGCGTCAAGCTGCTCGATCGCGTTTTAGTAAGCAGCAAGATGCCTTTCAGTTCGCCGCTGACTGGTTTTGTCTATGCCGTCTACGACAACAGCGTGGATGTGATGCTTATGTCCGAGGCGGGATTCACCCGCAGCGAAGACTGTATCCACATCGACGATCCGCGTCTGGTGACGGAGCCGGACATAATTAACCGCTTTACCGCTCGCGGCGTTTTCAAGCTGGCCGAATCCGAACAGACCGCCGAAGAGTTGCGGGCGCACATTCAAACATTTGCCGACCGCTTCAGCAACCTTGAGGCCACCCTGGAAAAACACGCCATCCAGCTTGCGGCGCTACAGCGGGCAACGGTCAGACAGGCCAAGTAAGAACGGGTAAACTATGGACACGAATAAGTGGCTGCAATCGGTAGTTGACGCTTGGTCTACGCAGATAGACGCCTGCCAGAAGGCGAAATGGCGTGAATTCGGCGAGACTGCCCATAAGGCATGGACCTTCATGGGCAAGGCCGATGCCGTCATTATGCGTGACCTCGGCGACGAAATGCCGGAGGAAAAAACGCAGCCGCAAAAAGTACGCATTAACAAGGTGCGTGAGTTCGTGTCTCTAATGATGCCGCACATTCACGAAGAAGTGCTGCATCGCACGGTAAAGCCGCGTATCCCCGAACTGCCGGAAGCGTTGCGGCTGATATCGCCTAATTCCGGGCCAAAGGAAAACGATTACATCGCCGCCTGGGAGATGGAGCATTTCCTTAACTATCTCCCCGGTGAGTACGGGCTGTACCGCGAGAGCCGCATGGCGATTCAGGAGGCTCTGGTAAAGGGTCGAGGAATCGTCTGGCATGAAATGGTAGACGGCCCCTATGGACCGATCCCCGCCAGCAATTACGACACGGTTGACGGGCTGCTTGTTGACCCTGACGCTGCACACTTGCGGGACGCCAATTATACGATCCGGCGGCGCATACGGTCGTGTATCGCGGTAGCCGAAGAATTCGACATACCGCTGGACCAAATACGCAAGGCGGCCTCCGCCGAGAGCCATTTGCAGCGGGCGTTTAATGAGCGTCAATACGGAAGTCTGCTAGAAGACAAGTCGGACAAGTTCGACGTGTGTATCTACTACGAAGTATGGTCGCGCATCGGCATGGGCCACAAGCTCAAGGATGCCCCGGCTGAATTAAAAGAACTTTCCTCGGCGATGGATGACACGGGCCAACACGTATGGCTGGCAATTCTTCCGGGACTTGAGTATCCGCTAAACCTGCCGCCGCACAAACTGAATAGCCAGGAAGGCGAGGCAGAACTGCAAGCGGCTATCGAGTGGCCTATTGCCTTCTTTGAGGAGCCGTCCAATCCCTGGGCGTTTTCCGTACTGGATTTCCATCCCAATTCCGACAACGCCTGGGCGACAAGCCCGCTGGAAGCCGGTTTGCCGCTGCAATACTTCCTGGATCGCGTCTATACGTTTGTGATGCGATCTCTGGGAAACACGGCAAGACGCCTGCATTTCGTCGCACAGGAATTTAACGAGCGAGTCAAGGACGCCATCACGAACGGCAAGCACGATGAAGTCATTTCAGTTGACAAGGAATCGCTGGAACTAGCTAAGTTAGCTTTCACTTACGACCTGCCGGATTTGAGCGAGGATGTCTGGAAGTCGCTGGCTGCCGCCGAGAAGAAGTTTGAAGAATCTACCGGCATGATGCCTCTCTTGTACGGCGGCGAACCTGAACGGCAAGATCGCAGCGCGTTCGCGTCCCGCTCGCGCGAGACGCACATGATGAACCGGCCTAACGATATGGCAAAAGCGGTGCGCGATTGGAACAGCCGCATTGCCGCTAAGGAAGCTCAATGCGCGAGGCTGTACGTATCTCCAAGCACTGTAGCGCCGCTGTTTGGTGAGCCTGACCCGAGCGATGACGTTGCCGAGTTCATGACTCAAAGCCCCTTGACGTATCTATGGGCAACGCTGGTCAACACCGACGAACCGGCGATAGCCGCCGCCGAAATGCAGCACACCTGCGAGTCGGGAGCCGGAAGCCGGGCCAACAGGCAAGAGCAGGCTGCGGAAGTGCAGATGCTCGTACAGACGTTCGGCCCCGTGTACGCGCAGTGGGCGACTTCTGGAATTGTGCAGCCGTACAACCAGCTTATGGAAATGCTGGGCGACATCGGCATTTTGCCCATGAAAAAACTGATGATACCAGAACCCCAAGTGGCGCAACTTATGCAAATGCAAGCGGCCCAACAAGCCGAGCAAGCGAGTCCCGAATACGGAGGAGCGGAACAGATTTAACCATGCCCGTCTACGAATACACCTGCAAATGCGGACGCCGCGAGGATGTTGTTTGCGGTTGCAGCGAACGACCGAATGTCAAGTGCGAATGCGGTCACACGATGCAGCGAATATTTTCCGTGCCGAGCATAGTCACCAACGACACGTTCATGGCCGGTCGCAGCTACGACTACCTGGACAACGATCCCATTGCAGCCGCGAGGGCGATGAAGAAAGCGAAAGAACAGGGCGTTTCCACTAGCACGGGGAACCATTACAGCCAGCAGTTAGGGATGTGGATCAGCAGCAAGGATGACGTGCAAAGCGCGTGCGAACGTCGCGGCTGGGGATGCGAAGGCATGGTAAACGTGAAGAAGGCGGAAACCGAACCAAGCGACGAGCCATACCGCCCGGCGGATGATTTGATTGATCGTCACGCGGAAATGGTCATCAATCAAAAGCACGGCGGATCGGTAAGTAAAAAGGAACGCAAGCGAATCAAGGAAGAACTTTCGGTCAGTCTCGCGGGAAACCAGGACTGACGAGCGGTAACTGTAACGACATTTATTTTTCAAAAATAGGAGAGCCTGATTATGGCACTATCTAGCGGAACAAAACATTCAATGCGAGTGGGGCTGGCAAGCGACGGAGCGGCGGCGGAAATTGCCGCTGCAATCGACGCCAATACCGCTGCCGTTGCAGCCGATGCGGCCAGTGTGGGCGCTGGAGCGAAGGCTGGGGCGACGGTTACGGCGGCAGAGGCGGGCGACGAAGTATTGCACCGCACTACCCTGACGCTGACAAGCACCCCGGTAACGATGGTCGATGAACCGGGAGTTATCGCTTTTGGTAGCGTAAAGATTTACGACTTCCCCAAGGGTGCAATTCAGATACTCGGCGCAGTCGTTGATCTGGATGTGACGAAGAGCGGCAACGGCATTAACGCCGATTTCGACGGCGACTGCGCGCTGGGGACTACGGTTGCCACTAATGCCAACAACGGTCTGGCCGGGACCGAGGCTGACATTCTCGCCAGCTTTGCCACCAACCAGGCGGTAAACGGCGTGGCTGCCGTGGAAGGCCAGGGATGTACCTTGGTGGCCGCCAGCTTGAACGGCACGGCGACGGCTCAGGGCATGTACCTGAACTTCCTCATCGACGACGCCGACCACAACATCGGCACTACGGCCGCATCGTTGCTGGCAAGTGGAACCGTAACCGTTCACTGGATCAATTTGGGAGATATCGCGTAGAGCGAACCCTTTTGCATGATTACGAATAACTTCACATTTACTATGAGGACAGTATGATCCCCTCCGCTAAGGCTTTCATCGGAATGCCCTGTTATACTGATTCGTGTGCGAACGCATATGCGGTCAAGCGCGCATCGCTGGAAAACGGTTTGATTGGAGTCATTCCGTTTGCTTTCGAGCCTGCCATCTCCAGCGCCTTGCCCTATACATTCAACCTGTTGTGGGCCAAGGCGCTGGCGGGCGGCTTCGACTATTTCTTTATGCTCCATGCCGACATTGTCCCGACGCCGGGCTGGGCGAAGAAATTGCTAGACATTCTCTTGGAACATGACGCCGACGTGGTGTCTGCTTGCTCGCCTATCAAGAGCGAACAGGGGGTGTTTTCGGTTGGCGTAGGCGATCCGGCAAATCGCTGGGGACCGTACTATCGGTTTACAGCCAAGCAACTCGCCAAGATGCCGGAAACATTCGGGCCGGAAGACACCGATTGTCCCGACAAGCCGCTGGTAGTGAATACCGGCTGCTGGGTGGC